GCAACTAAAGGGTTTTGATCATATTGAACATTTGGTGTTTTAGGATTATAGACAAAAGTATAATATTTGCCGACTTGTGGAACCTTTCCACTTTCATTTAAAACATCTAAAAGCATCAACATTAAATCATCCGCAGATTCTATTCCTGTTATACTATCAACAACAGAACGAAGACGATTTGATTTATCATCCGTTGGATTTTTTTCTTTTCTTTGTTTGAGAGTCTTTCTAGGCATTATTTGATATTAAGCTCTGATTCTGTGAGCACTTTAAACTCATAACCGCGATCAGCACACCATTCTTTTGCTGCATTCCACTTTGCCTGATTTTTGGCATACTCATACGCCTCATAGAGATATTTTTTAGTTTGTCTTTGAGGTTTTGGTGGCGGAGTTGTTTGTCTTTTGGGTTTTATTTCAATTAGATATTTTTTGATTTGTTCATTGCTTTCTTTGACTTTTATAAGAAAATCTGGAAAGTATCTATGAACTTTATTATCGATCGGAGAGCGATATGGTAGTGCTATCTCTTCTGAACCCCATTCAATGATGTTTTCATTTGTATCACAATAAACCATAAATTTACGTTCCCACAAAGATCGGTATATGATATTTGTAGGATCTCCTTTGTATTTTTTAGGATATGATGGTTGATATTTTCCCTTATATGACATCTAAATAATTGATCATAAGACTCTCATAAAAGATATTTAGATGCCTATCCCATCGGTCCAACATCTAACAATGATACAAGCCCAGTCTAGTCTGGGAGATCTTTCAAGAGTAAATCTTTACCAAGTTTATATTGATAATGGGTGGGGTAAAGAAACCGACGGATCGACTCCATTTGTAACTCATTTGAACAATTCAACTTTGCAACCAATTTATGGAGTTAACTATGATAATGACTTTAAAAGACTTCTTTCCTTTGCCTGTTCAGATGCAACATTACCAGCTTCTACTTATGCAACTGGTGAAGTTAAAGATAATTTTATAGGAGTTCCTCAAGAATTTGCTCATACTCGAATTAATACTGATATTGATTTTTCTTTTTATGTAACTAGAAATTACACGACTTTAACATTCTTTGAGGCTTGGATGGATTATATTTCTGGTGGTGGTGGCGCAAGTCTTTATAACACTACATCCAACTACTATCGTAGATATAATTATCCAAAATTTTATAAGAATGAAACTGGATTTTATATTAAAAAGTTTGAAAAAAATTACATTACTCCTGGAGCACCATCTTTAACATATCAGTTAATTAATGCATTCCCTAAATCAATGTCAGCAATTCCTTTAGCATATGGTGAAGCAGAAATTATGAAAGTGACGGTCACTATGAATTATGATCGGTATAGAGTGTATAGAGAAACTGCTCCTGAACAAATTCCAACAACAGATCCACTACAACAATTAAATCCATTGCAACAACTGCCAGGTAATGTTGGTGGATTTACTGGAGCAGGATTTGAAGGATTTGCACCTCCAGATGTTGCGTAATAAATAACTAAACCTGAATTGTATTAAGGATTATGCCTTTACCAAAAATTAGCACTCCAACTTATGAGTTGGAAATTCCTTCGACTGGAAAAAAAATTAAGTATCGTCCTTTTCTAGTCAGAGAAGAGAAAATTTTAATTATGGCACTTGAATCTGAAGAAATGAAACAGATCACAGGTGCGATTGTTGATATTTTAACGGAATGTATCTTAACAAAAGGAGTTAAGGTCACAGATCTTGCAACATTTGACATTGAATATTTGTTCTTAAATATTAGAGCAAAGTCCGTTGGTGAAACTCTTGAGGTCAATGTAACTTGTCCTGATGACGGTGAAACTCAAGTTAAAATGGAAATTGATCTTGATTCAATTAAAGTTCAAAAAGATGAGAGTCATAAAAACATCATTCAACTTGATGACATACTTTCAATGAAACTGAAGTATCCATCACTGAATCAGTTTGTTGAAAATAATTTTGAAATTCAAGAGACTGGTGAAGATGTAAATAAATCTTTAGAAATGATCACTTCTTGCATTGAGATGGTTTATAATCAAGATGAATGTTGGTCAGCGTCTGATTGCACCAAACAAGAATTGCAAGAGTTTGTTGAACAAATGAACACCAAGCAGTTTAAAGAAATTGAAAAGTTCTTTACTTCAATGCCCAAACTTTCACATACATTGGTGGTCAAGAATCCAAAAACAAATGTTGAAAATGAGATCGTTCTTGAGGGCTTGGCAAGTTTTTTCAGTTAATAATGTCACATACGAGTCTTGAATCGTATTACAAGACTAATTTTGCCTTAATGCAGTATCATAAATATTCTTTGACAGAACTAGAAAATATGATTCCGTGGGAGAGAGAAGTTTATGTGACTCTTCTCCAACAATACATTGAAGAAGAAAATCTTAAGGCACAACAGTAAGTGGCATTAGAAGATCAACCGTTTTTTAAAGCACCATCACTCCCTAAATTAGGAAGAAAAAATGTTTCTTCCTCTATATTTTCCAATGCTTCAAAATCTCAACCACAATTAAAAACATCAACATTTTCGTTTCTAAAACCGATTCAAAATGTAAACCAGCAAGGAACTCTTTTAAAACCAATTCAAAATGTAGATCAGCAAGGAACTTCAGTTACAGAAACTTTAAAGAAAGTAGTCTCTGGAGAAGATAGTAAAGATAAACAAATATACTCAACATTAGTCGAAACAAATAGAATTCTTGTAGAAATTCAAAAACAATTATCTCTAGATTTTGCTTCTAGAATTACCGAAAAGAAACAGTCTTTAGGATCCTTACGTGCATCAGTCCTTAAAAAAAGAGCGGCACAAAAAGAAAAAGCAATTGAGTCTGTTAATAATGACGCTGGAATAATCAGAGGAGCGTTTGATAAAATTACTGCTCCTGCAAAAGGTATTTTTGATAGAATTATTGAATTTATATCCACAATAGCAACAGGATTTATTGTCAACGCTGCCTTTGCTTGGTTGTCTGATGAAAAAAATAGACAAAAACTTCTTGAAGTAGTTCAGTTTTTGACAAGACATTGGAAATGGCTTGTTGGTATTGTCATTGGAGCAAAACTTATAGGTGCTATTTTAAGAATAGTAAGTCTTGTTAGAAGAATTAAAGGTCTTATTGACTTAATTAGACGAAAACCACCTGGTGGAGGTGCTGGACCTGGTGGTGGAGGAGGTGGGGATCCTTGTAATCCAAAAACCAGTCAACTATTGCAATGTATGGGCAATCCTGCATTTTCTAGAGTTTTTGTCGCATCTTCAATTGCAGCATTAATTGCTAATCAACAACTCACCGAACACATTAAGAGAGTAGCAGCAGGATCAGTTGTTCCAGCACCACCAGTTCCAGTACCACCAGTTCCAGTACCACCAGTTCTAGCACCAACATTACAGCAACAATATCAACAATCAAGGCAAGGTGCTCCTGCTGGTGGGTATTCTGCTGCAAATGTACAAGCGGCACAACAAGCAGCGAATTATCCAGATGTTGACTGGAATGCCGTTAGGGACTGGGGAATTGCAATAGCTGCTGTGTCCGTTCCCCTTGATGCAGGAGTTGCCGGAGATATTCTTGCAATTATTAATTTACTTAAAAATGGCAGAATAACACTTGCTACTTTAAGATCTATTATAGGCACACAAGCGGTAAATAAAATACTAAAATATGCAGCAGATAAAGGAATACAAATACAACAATCGCCAGTTGCCAGATCAAAAGGTGGAACAATACCAGCGATATCAAAAGTAACAAAAGAGGAACCAAAGAAAAAGTGTGATACCTGTTCATTACTACCATTTTTTAGTATTGGTGGAACAGTTGGTGGTAGGGGATCTGGAAATGTAGATAGTGTTCCAGCAATGCTTGCACCAGGTGAAGAAGTTATTAGAACATCTTCTGCAAATCTATTTCGCCCACTTTTAAAGGACATTAATGATAATGCCGGAACAATGTGGCAAAATTTTACAGATGCCATCGAGGAACAAGAAAAAAATAATCTTAAACAAGCAGCAATTAATAATCAGTTTTCTCAACAAATTGATAGTTTTAA